TTTATCATGTCGTCTCAAGCTGCATTATCTTGATAATATTCGATATATCATATGAACAGCTACTTAGCGTTTTTTCGGAACGTTCGAGAAGTTCAACAAGAAGCTCAGTGTCTTGAATTTGCTTGTTAATATCTTGAATCCTGCTATGCTTATCTGCAGTAGCTGCGATAACAGGTTGTGTTAGTTTAACAGCGCTCGTATGATCGATTTCTGACATAATATCAGCTTTTACTTTTTCTTTTTGCTTTTTGAGCTGATTAATATGTGATTTCAATCGAATCATTCGACCTGTCCATTTATGCTTGATAGCAGGTAAACGAAGTTGGTAGTCTTTAAGATTTAATTCATTAATCTTAAGATCTTCTTCTAATTCTTTAATATATTCATCAAGCATTAACCTTAAATATAATATAGGATGCTAAAAAATCAATGAATAATTTCAACATATTAGTTACAGAACTCTTAATAGAGCTTGCGAACGTTGCTGGTGGTGCTGATTCTGTTACAGGTCCTGTTACATCAGGTGATTATGGAAATCAATTTCCCTCGCAAAATAGTAAGGCTTATAATGACGGTAACAATTTACCTGTAGCTCCTGCAGATCTTATACTCGGTAAAAAGGCTGTTAAAAAACGAAAGTCTGGTAAAAAGTCAAAAGTAAAAATACCAATGCAGCGTAGGACTTTTCCTACAATGTAATAACTATCTATATGGATAGCGGGCATTGGCTTTTAAGTGAAGGTGTTATTATTGATAGGGATACTTTTGGGTTTATCTATTTGATTGTTAATACTATTAACAATAAAAAATATATCGGTAAAAAGCAATGCGCTAGTCGCATCAAGCGTAGACCATTAAAGGGTAAGAAAAATAATCGGATTGATTATAAGGAATCTGATTGGAGATCCTATACAAGCTCGTCTAATGAGCTTAATGCAGATATAGAGAAGTACGGTAAGAATAAATTTATCTTTAAAATTTTACGTACTTGTGATTCAAAGTGGGCTTTAGCGTACTATGAAATAAAAGAACAGCTAGGTGAGGATGTGCTTTTACGCGATGATTATTATAATGGAATTTGTAACGTACGTATTGGTAAGGCTCCTAAGCAAGAGCTTGCAAAATTTAAACTATAGTATTATACTGTTGTGGTGATCTAAAGCTGCACATTTAATCAGTTTAATCTTCAGTTGATTAGCTTTGAGTCTATTTTTAAAAATATCGAAGTTAGTTTTATTAACGATCTCACAAAATATCAGCTTTTGCCAACAAAGAAAGTAACGAGAGATATTAAGAAATTACTATATCATCATATTTTTCACGGTACGTGTGAGTATCTTTTAAATCGACAATCAAAAGAGCGTGTTGTTATTCTCAAAGCAATACAATTAGATTTAACTGGTTTTCAGGTTTTACAATACTTTGATAAGGAAATAATTCAAAAACACGTCGACCAGGTAGCTCTCAAAGTCGCGAGCTTATTGCCAATAAACATGTACGGTTACGAGAATATAGAATTTCGCTTGCTTAAGCGTTTATATTCAAAGCGCGACGGTAATGTTATAGAACTTATTGAACGTATACGATCTTTTGCATGGACAAAAGATTTTACACGGTCACACTATACGTTTGCAAAAGTTAGAGGTTTTGTAAAACGTAATGAATTGACGTTTTTAAGTGAGAGGTACTTTAATCAACTTAAAACAAAGCAACTTCTCTACGTATAAATATTAAATACTTATAATGAAATTTCTCGATAAACTTAACAAACAATGGTCACTGTTAGATGAGGCCGATAATATACCCGCACCAGCTCCGACACAAGCACCTGTACAATCAGCAATACCTGACGTACCACAAGACGCAACAACTCCTGATCTTAATGCTACACCTACAGAAGATGAGCCTACACAGGTAGCTCCTGAGGGTTATGTTGGACTTGTTAAGTTACTAGCTAAGGCTACAGCTATGAATTTTCCTGCTGGGGCATTAGATGAAATCTTTCGTACAGAAATTACTGCTGAAAATGCTTTTCCAGTGCAAACAGCTCTAGAGGCTGCTATTAAGCAAAATGAAATGTATTCTGATAACCCGGAAAGATTAGATAATATTCATGTTAAGCAATTCATCGATAGTATTAATACGGGTAATTTTATTAAAAAATATAAACAGCTTCTTGCTGTAATGCATGAGCGTAACCCGTATTTAAAAGATGCTAACCTTTAAATCGTATGTTCAATTAATTGAAGAGGGTGGAGCTGCTGGTCATATGGCACATCCCTTTGATCTTCCTTTTGTTCGAACTGGTAAAGATTTAATAAAATTATTTGATAAAGTTAAATTAAGTCTCGAAAATATTCCAGCTGTCGTTAAGATAGATGGTGTTAATTGTTCAATAAAGCTTGTTGTAAACAGTGATGGAAGTATGGAATTTGGTCTTGATAGGGGGTCAAATAACCCTCTTGATGTCAAGGGTGTAACGATTGATGATCTTGAGTCTAGATTTTCACAAGGACATGGTTTCTTAACTGTTGGTAAAACAGTGTTAGAAATATTCAATAAAGCGCTTCCAATCATAACTGATGACCTCAAAAAATTAAAAATGTTAAAGAATAAAAATTTAATCTTTAATATGGAATACGTTGAAGGTAGTACAAACGTCGTAGGGTATACGGAAAACTTTTTAGCAATTCATGGTATTAATGAAATATATGAATTTAAGAGTCCGGTTCGTGGGTCAATTTCTAGAAAAACACGTGAAATCGGTTATGATAAACGTGCACTTGAGGATCTTATTATCAAAATTAATCCTATTGCAGAAAGATTTAATTTTAAAGTTTATAGCTCTGTAGAAGCGACTGTTAAAACGGATATTAATTTTGCCTCTGTTTTAAATTCCGACTTTACAGTACATTATACCTCTGAACACGTTGTAAAGAAATCTCTCAGAACTTGGCTTGAAAAATGTGCTAATCCTATCGGTACTTCAGTAAAAATGGTTAACGGTAAAAAAGTTGACGCTGTTAATAAGAATCTTTATCTCAGTATATTAAATGGTACGCCTGTTGCCGATCTCGTCGAGGACGGTAAAGATGAGCAGAATAATGTAGCTGTTTGTGGGGCTGTAATTTATCATCCTACACGGTTACTCGGTGCTGCGGTTTTAAATGCTATGACATCTTCTATTGGTGATCTCGAGACACAGGAGGGAATTGTTATTAGAGATCCAAAGATATCATCTGTACCTTTTAAAATTACTGGTGAATTTATTGTGCGTGGTATGGCAAGCCCTTTTAAGAGAGAGGATGATGAAGAACTCGAAGGATCGTCTATTCAAGATACAACACATGGTATAGGCGATAGTGATTATTTGGACTACGATAATGAAAATAGCCAGAATAATGGAAGAAGTTATATTAATACCGTTATGGGCGATCAAGGTAGTAGACATTTAGATTTTCAAGGAATGTAATATGAGCTTTAAGACTCTTGTAGAGAATATTATCAATACTATTGAATCAACAAACGATAGTGCTGTTTTTATTTTTGGTCGTATGAACCCTCCTACTCTTGGTCATGAGTTATTGATTGCGAAAGCAGTCGAAGTTGGTAGAAAGGAGCATAGTGATGTATTTGTTATACTCTCTAAGTCACAGGATGCAAAAAAGAACCCTATCCCTTATCAAGATAAGCTTAATGCATTAAACGCTGCTTTACCGCGAATTGACTTCATTGACTCTGATAAAATAAAAACAATATTTGATGCAGTCAATTTTTTAATTGAAAATGGCTATAAAAAATTAACATTAGTCTGCGGCAGCGACCGTGCAGCTGATTTTGATGCTCTTTTCAACAAATATATTAATAGCCCGGATCCTGAAACGAGGCTTAATTTGACTAGTTTTAAGACAGCTGTTGCTGGTGAAAATAGAGATCCAGATAGCGATGACGCTTCCGGTATAAGCGCTACAAAGGCTCGTAATTTAGCAAAAGCTGGAGACTTTGAAGCTTTTAAAAAAATATTACCTACACAAATGCCTGAAAATCAGGCTAAA